TAGAAGGGCGAACCCCTCTAAGTAAAAACGTGAAGCACAAACCTGGGGTTCGTAATTTTATATAGCGTCTTCTCGCTCGCACTACAGGGTTGCCGAATACATCGGCGCACCTTGAAAGCGCATAAATGTGAAATCCTCCCCCGCAGCAGTCTCTTCAGTAAACTGAATATACTTTGTCGCCGTAGCGGTTGGATCCGCATTATCAAAATGGATAATATAATTCTTATACCAATCCGTCTCCATATCATCTGTTCCATTTGCTCCGATGAAATCATCAGCAAAACTAAAACCAAAAAGATTATTGGAGTAATAAGGAATATCTACTTCTATTCCACCATTTGTAGCAGGTACAAACTGGACCGTACCTTTCTGATAGGATCGTGCAGGTTCTATACTATATGATAAAGCTGAGGTCAATGAAGAGGCTATCGAAGATAACCCTACATGAGTTCTCGAACTATACCCCTGCCCCGAATCCGTCCACGCTCGCACTCTCTTACGTACACTACCTCTAACTCCCAAAAAAGCATAAGGTAGATATTCAATGAGTGTGGCTGGAGTGCTAATGGTACCACCTAAAGCTGGACTAGCGACGTTCCAGATCGGGCGAGTTACAGTGGTTCTGTAATGTGCCGTCTTCTCATCATCACTAACATAGTAGGTAGTCACATATCTCTTCAAACAACCTCTCAAGGATAAAGGTTGTTCTCCAAAATGATAATCGCAAACCTGAGATGGCTGGGCACTGGATGTGTTCAGCTCAATACAGCTAATCGAATTATCATTCATAGCACCTTGTGTTATAGATTCAGCTACGTAATGGCGTTGTTGTGGTAGATTTTCCTCTGACAATACATTATACTGCATGTCTTCACCAGAGACGTAAACATTGACATATATACCTGAACCATCAGGAGATTGTAACTCTGTAAAAGCAGTCACACCTATATATCCATTGGAATAACCATTATCGTAAGTGGTGTCGGTAAATCCGGTACCGTAATTTGTATAACTTGTGCCCTCTGGTAAACTTTGGAGCCAAGCTCGCGGTTGTGCCCAATTTACACAAAACTCAATGTTCTGTGTTTCCTGTATATCAACAACATGCATAAAATTCTTGTTCATTGATAAATCAGCGTTAATCAAAACTCGCTGATGTAAATTAGGCTCAAAAAAGAATGCTAGCTTACCTCTGTGAAAAGCAGAGACAACAAACTCGAAACGGAACTTGATCTTCCCACGCCAAAACATAAATGGTTGTGAAGCAAATGATAATGCGCTTGGTTGTATATATCTATAAGCCAAGCCATCAAAGAAAGTATCTATGAAAGGATTAACCTTACATAAAAAGATAGGATCAGCTAGGATATCAGCAGTATCGTCCCAAATAAATTGCGTGACAAAACTTTCTCTCTCTGTTAAGTACTTAAGAGTCAGTTCATCATGTTGGACACCAACTACTGAGGGATCCACCGTTAATTCTTGCATAGGATCTAAACTAATCTTCTCAACTGTTTCAGCTCCTACTGTCTGAGATCCATTACAAAACGGACGATTCTTCATAAGCTGCGGCTGTTGAATCATCAAGGGCCGCGACCACCCAAACAAGGCAGCAAAACGACTAACTCCTTTCAAAACCATGGAGCTAGCTTTTGCTAAAGCACTAATCTGAGGTATCGCAACCAATGCATCAGCAACAGTTGCAGCGGCAGAAGATATCCTCTCAACAGGCCCTGCGTGTCTTTCATCTGACTCTGCGACAATCTCTAAATGTGTTGCAGTAGTGCAACCTAGTTGCACATCCTCCATCCAAGCATAAATTTGCACAGATATGGGAGTTGCAGTTTCAGATACAGCAGCCACGGGATTCAGACTACAAATAAACAACTCTCCTGCGTCTTCTAAATCAACATAGGAAGTCGTAGCAGCTATTGCCGTTGCAGCTGAGTTATATAACCTATGCATTGGTTTAGTTGAAATAAATGGACATAACATCTCTACTGGCTTATTCAGCCTTATATCCATTACAACAGCACCAGGAGCTTGAGATAAGTAATTGTGAAAATTCATCATCCCATTGGGGTCAGCACCCACTTGTGTCTCATTAGCCAAAATATTCTTATTTCTACGAGCATACGGCTGATAAGATACGAGTAGTTTTCCCATATGAAAGGGAGAGCCCGAAATGGCTATTCTCACCTTCATATTCGCTCTCAAATATGCATAATTACGCAATTTTGCCCTAACTGTAGGATCTAAAGTATACAGATCCCAAATTGGGTAATTTGCAAATATAGTATCACCTACCTTAACTTCAAAATTGTCAATCTCTACGGGACGACGGAAAAACTCAGCCAAAACTAAAGTTTCCACCTGACCTATACTAGGCCCAGAGGAAATGCCACTCGTTGTCTCGTAAGATTCCATACCCCCTATATCAGATACATTCTCATGATAATCTTGCTTTGTCACACTTATCGCTGCCTCATCAGACTGACTTTCAGCAACTAACTGTAATCGCCTATTTAAAATTCTGTCTAATCTAGCCCGGGTAGCCAACAAATTCTCACGTTCTGCCAAAAGAGGTACCCTCTCGCGTTGCGTCCTACAAATCTGACCACAACGATGAATCTGGGGATTTTTCTTTATAGACCAAATATTAAGGTGCCTTGAGTAATCGAGATCCATGATCTCAATACGTCTCTCAACTTCTTTCAGCTCCTCCTCAATGTTTTCCCTTAACACTAGGATTCGGTCTCTTCGTCTCAAATACTTGCTACGCCTTATCGTAATCCACCGGCACCAGCGTCAGCACCGACGAAATTGGTAGGCTCTGAGATTTTCTTAAAGGTGAAATACTCACTAAAAAGGTACGATGACCAACCTTAGATAATGGTACATACTCCAGATCCTACTTAGAAGCACGTACCGTAATACACTTAATATCCATATACACTCGCATATATCTCACGATATCCTGGTAGCTTATAGTCTAATTTATCTCCTCCATAAGCTTGAACCAACAACTCAAGACATCGAGATTGTATACGAATATACTGCTCCTCACCATTAACCCAAAAGAACATTTCATTAAGAGCACTCACCACTGTTGCATGAGCTTGCTCTACTTCAGTCACATTTTCTGAGGGTATACACCAGGCAAGAGACTTATATATTGAGGCCAATTCTAATCTGGCAACATAATTCTGACTATCCTCATGTATAGCAAAAGACCTCTTTAAAAAAGTCAAATCTTTAATTTTCTTCAGAGGAGTTATCTTACCAACCTTATCTGCCGCAGTAAATTCCATATTAAAATATCGTCTACATGCATCCGCATAATATTCAGCGTTAAAAATATGTGAAACCTGCCCTTTGATCGCTGCGGTCAAATCATCTCCATAAGTACATGGTTTGACGTAAGTGAAAAAATGCAAGTGACGCAACTCAGGATGCTTGTACCAACTATACATCATCATAACAACATTTCGAATACAATTATCCTCAGCAGTTCCATATTTACCAGAAGGTTGTAAACCAGGCTTCACAAAAATATCCTTATTCATCTCAAGAAATGGGTAGGCATTGTCCGAAAGAATGCCTGCAACTACTTTCAATGCAGAAGCATTATAACCTTTCCTTTCCAACACCTTGTAGATGACAGTATTGGCAGCATGTGCTATAAACAAAGGCATAGCCACATCAAAGCCACCATAATCACCTTCCATACCATCTTCTGAAAAATTTTCCATTTCCGAAACAAACCTAGGAGCGCCTGAACGCATATTTATACCAACGGCTGACCCAAAAGCTTCGCCATTCTCAACCACAGCAGAATACAAGGGACCTAAAAACATGCGTGAAACCACTAGAAAATCAGCGGGTGTCATATAATATAGACGAGTTTTACCACATTTACACTTGGATGCTAAACGGGCCTCATCCTTAAGATTAACAATAAAAACAACGACTGACGATTTTCCCATAATATAGTTTACAATCATCTTTATCACACCGTGTTCCATTTCTTCTGACATTGTCCGCTTACATTCTAAGCACTCAGGATCACCTTCTCCTTCAACATACTCAACAAGGGGAAAATACTTACTCTTAGGACCTGGATATCCAAAACCTCCAGAAGCCTTCATGTTGATTTTCGCAAAGTAATCATCTCCCTTTGCTCCATTGATAGCTATATCGAAAATAAAAGGAGCCCAATCGCCATCATCAAGATGCTGCATAATCCACTCGACATAGACATTAATGACTTGCTCCACTACCTCTAAATCCTCAGGGGGCACAAACACATTCATTTTGTTGACACCTATGTTATAAGGCGAAACATATGCTCCGTCCACAAAAGTGGGCATCATCATTGGAGGACCAAAATCTTCTTTATGCTCATACTTAAATTCCTCTACAAGCATCTCTTTGAATTCTTCTCCATAGGGAGTGGGAACCAAACGCGAACGCTTGTTTATCATTACTGGGCCATCCAACCGCCCATAATATTGCAGCTGGGGCAAATATTCATATCTAAAAACCGATTTAGCACTTGGCTCATACAACTCCATATTCAACTCACCCTCAGCCACTAAAGGACAGTAAACACTCACCTTCTCCAAAGCGTTAATAGCATTCTGCAGCTCATCACATACGAGCAAAGTCGCCACGCAATAATCGGCATTTTTAGCTCCAGCAGAATGCATCCCTATTATAAGAGATCCGTTTCTATCACATTTAGCCACCATAGGAAATCCACAATCACCATATTTATGTGGGGCACAATAATCCAAATAGTCACTAATCTCGGTCTTAACACCATTGTTATCATAAACAACTGAACTTGACTTATACTTCACTTTGACGTTAAGGCCTCGAATAGCACCATCCATAACAAAGGGAAATTGAACCTCATTATTAATATGTTGCATAATATTAGAAAATCGACGAGAAGCTGATAGAGAAATCACTGTTAAGTCTCTACCCTTAATTTCGCACAACATTCTTTCGGAGATATTTAGCTCATATTGTACATGGTCATTACCTTCCAACACATGTGTAAACAGACGTAATGTGCCACCTATAGCATTATGTAGAGCGTGCGTATTTATAACACCATATCTACCTGATAAACCTAACAATCGCGTTCTAGTAGACGTTCCGTCCGGGCGCAAGATCTCAACTCTCACTATGTTTTTAATTAAGAACTCACTCATCTGGAGAGGATCCCCTTTATATTTGGCAAGATCTTTCCTGGAAATCTTCTCATTCCAGTGAGCAGCATCTTTCCCTTTAACTCGGATTTTAGATACTGACGCGCCAACAACGGCCTCTATCTCTGATATCTCTTTATATTCTTCGCGACTATCTTCCGCTTCAAAGTCCTTCCTTCTACGCATCGCATAAAGCATTCCAGCTATTGCCAACAAGCAAATACTAACGCTCGCTAGCAAACCCTTATGATTGCGAGAAAAAGATATTGCTTGGTCCATAGACTGTTTCACATACACTAGATAAAACATCGTAATATCGCGCCTAAAATTATCCAGTTTTGGCTTTAAAACAAAGACTGAATAGAATGCAAAAGACACTGGTGTAGTAAAAACATTCTCAAATGCATGCATACATAAGACAAACAACAAAGAAAGATGAAACAAAGAAGTTAATCCCAACATATACAATATATAAAGAATTAAGATGGAAATCCATCTCGTATTCCTATTATACATCGTAACCATCTTATTTAAAAACTTTAGAAATATAAACCAGCCAATCACTCCAATTCCCGATAATAGAACTTTACCAACAGTTCCTGCAGTAGCACTAACGGCTGGCATAACATTTCCAATCAAACTCTCTCCAACCAAATCACGTTGGAACTCAAGCTCCTTATCATCTAGCTTATCTTCAAATTTTTCATTAAACTTATCATCGTCATATATGAAATTATTCAAATCTGTTTCTAACATAGCACCAGATCGCTCTAGATAACACTTGAAATATTGCTCCAAAAACTTAGCCATTTGAACAATATCACCCGTAAAGATGCTTTCCGGTAC